CTCGACGATCACGACGTTCGAGCGGTTGCCGAAGTACACGTCCGTGCAGTCGCTCGAGGTGCCGACCGTCCGGGCGATGTTGATCTGGCTCGAGAACCAGACCGGGTAGGACCCGAGGAGGACCGCCTTCGGAGCGCTCACCGCGGCTGCGAGCCCGGTCGACATGATCGACGGGGCGTTGTAGCCAGCGGCGTTGCTCAGGAGGTAGTTGTTCGACGTGTCCTTGAGCTTGGACAGGCTGTTGAGGTACCGCGGGTGGCCGGCCAGGAAATCGGGCTCGACGTTCGCGAGGCGGAGGTTGTAGAGAAAGTCGAAGAGGTGGTCGAAGGTCGGCGACGCGCCGTTCGCGCCGAGCGACGGGCCGGCCGTCGTGCCGGCGTAGGCGACGAAGCCGGTGATGTTCGAGCCGGTGCCGTCGCCCTCGAGGAACTGGATGTCCTGGCGGAGGCCGACGTCGCGCACCAGGCTGTTCGCGATGAACTCGTTCACGTCGGGGTTGCCGTCCGCGAGGAGCTCGTTGCTGTAGACCCGGTAGCCGTACTGCTTCTTGATCGTGATCGTCTGCTGGGCGAAGGTCGGGTCCTGGGTGGCCAGGGCGCCGGCCTCGGCGGCGGACGCGGCGCCGGCGGCGACCGACTCCCGCGGCAGGATCACGGTGAAGCCCGGAACGTTCAGGGTCTGGATCCCGGGGATCTGGCGGATGACCGTCGTCGAGACGAGGGCATACGCGAACTTGTCCTGGGCGTAGACCGTGGGGACCAGCGCGCCGCCGGCGCCGGCGGTCGCCTCGCCCATCGCCCGGAGGGCGCTGTTGATCTTCTCGGCGTGCTTCTTCTCGCCCATCTGGAGGAGGACGTCCGCGAACTCCTCGCGGGTCTTCGGCCAGACGATCGAGCGATACGACCGGACGCCGCTGGCGCCGAGCTCGAGGACGATCGGGTCCTGCTCCTCGTCGACCGAGGCGGCCTTGTCGTACTCGAAGACCTCGCGGGCGGCCTGCTGGAAGTCCCACTCGAAGATCTCGCTCGAGCGGACGGAGCCGCGGGCCCCGGCCCGCATCGCGTTGCCGACCCGCGGCATCGCATACCGGGCCCGGAGGTAGGCCGGCGCCTGGCTGTAGTCGCGCGTCGCCGGGGCGCCCGCGCCGGCGGCCGGGCGATCGTCCGGGTTGACGGTGTTCACCGCCCGGACGGCCGCCTCGGCCGAGGCCTGCAGGAGGGCCTGCACGGCCGGGTTGGCGGCGAGCTGCTCGGGGGTGAGCTCGACGGCCGCGGGGGCCGAGCCGTCGCCGCCCTTGATCGGGTAGATCGGGCTGCCGTCCTTGCGGTAGCCGAGCGGCTCGACGACGGTGATGCCGAGGGCGGCCGCGGCCGCGTACACGGCCAGCGGGACGGGCACCTGGCCCTGGTAGCGCGTGAGCGCGTTGCGATCCATCTGGATCCTCCTGGTGGGCACACGAAGAAGCCCGCCGACCTGGCGGGCTCGAGGCGGGAGTGGGGAGCCGGAGGCCTACCCGGCGGGCGAACCCGTCAGGCGAGCGGCGGCTTCTTTGCCGGCGCGTTCGGCGGCCGCGAGGAGCTCACGCTGGTAGTCGGCGTCGGTCCGCACCGCCGCGACGATTCGCAGGACGGGTTGGGCGTCGGCCGACCGGGCGGTCGCATCTCCGCTGTCGTCGGACGGGGCGCAGGAGAGGTCGAGGACGGTGGCGAGGTTGTCGTGGGCGACGGTGAGAAGCTCGGTGTCCGAGCCGCTATTGCGGCGGCCCTCGCGGACCCCCGAGGCCCAGGCGGTGACCGTGATCGATTCCTCGACGAGGGTCGTGTCGGCGGCCGACTCGGCCGCGTCGGCCGGCGTGCCGACCTCGGCGAGCTCGAGCTCGATGAAGGCCTGGAGCTCGGCGATCGCGTTCCGCAGGTGGTCCGCCTGCTCGGTCTCGTCGCCCTCCTCGCCGAGGAGATCGATGAGGCTCGAGAGCGTCCACGCCGCGGCGGAGGCGTCCCAAGCGGCCGAGCTGTAGCGGAGCGCGTTCGGGGCGATGGTTTCGCGCGTGACCGGCCGCACGCCGGCGAGCCGGCTGCCGGCGGCCGCGGCCCGGGCGGCGATCGCCGCGAGCGGGTTGGCCTCCGTCGGGGTGAGCGCGAGCTCGTAGACCGGCCACTCGAGCCACTCGCCAGTCCGCTCATCGAAGCGCACCGAATGCTCGGCGGATCCGCTCGAGAAGCCGAGCGCGTTCTGATCGAGCAGGGGCGCGATCCGGGCGTACCAGCGGGCTCGCTTGTCGATCTGGGCCTGGACCCAGATCCCGTCGACGTCGCTCCGGACGGGCGACCAGCCGCCGACCCGCGACAGCCCGATGTCGCCGTCGAAGCCGTGGTTATAGGTGACCGGCCGGATGAACTGGGCCTGGCCGATGACGTCGTCGACACCGCCGGCGCGGACCGTCAGGGGCACGACGTCGGGGAAGAGGTCCCAGTGGAAGTCGGTCCGGTCCGAGGCATAGGTGCCGTAGCTGTCGCGGCCGCCGAAGGGCCCGCCGAACGGGATCCCGAGGCCCTCGATGATCCGGACGTCGTCGGTCTCGCTGACCGTCCGGACGGCGCGCAGGGCCGGCCTGGTCGCCGGCTTCCGCCTGGTCTTCATGCTCGAGCTCCTTCGCTCAGGGCCTCGGCGATCTGCGCGGCGCTGTGGCGCCGCCGGAGGCCGGCCTCGATCTCGCTACGGGTGGCGTCGGCGACCCGCCGGCCCAGGAGGCCGACGACGTCGAGGGGCTGGGTCGGATCGGCCACCCAGGCGCGGATGGCCGGGTGCCGGTAGAGGGCGCCGCCGAAGGCGCGGATGGCATCGCCCGTGTCTGCCGCGTCGCCGGGCGCGCCCGCGGCGGGCTGGTCGACCGCGGTGCCGAGCGACGGATCCTGCTCGGTCCCGGCCGGGACGTCCTCGACCGGCAGCAGCGTTTTGAGCTCGACGAACTCGGGCACGCTTTCGGGCATGCCGTCGGTCGTCCCGACCTGGAACGTCTTGCGGTACTCGCGCCGACCCCGGAGCCCGGTCTGCACCTCGCTGATCGCCACGCGCTGGCGGTCCTCGAGCGGCGCCTGGAGCGATTCGATTTGGGCGTAGTCGAACCGGACCCGGAGGCGCCGGCGGCCCGGTCGCGACGGGTCGAAGTCGGGGACGAGCCAGCCGTTGATCCCGTCGGTCAGCCAGTCGAGCTCGGTGATCATGTAGCGGGCGAAGATCCGCTCGGCGTCGCGGAGGTTCGCGTAGACGGTGTTCTTGTCGTCGTCGCCGGCGAGGACCAGCGGGACGCCCTCGACCGCGCAGATCGTCATCCGGCTGACCTTCCGGCTGGCGAGCCAGTCGGCGTCCTTCGGGCTGAGCGAGAGGATCTTGGCCTCGAGGCCCTGCGGCACGATCGGCGTCTTGCCGGCGTTCCGCGGCCCGCGCAGGGCCCGGAGCGCGCGCCGGACGAGGCTCTGGTCCTGGGGCGTGAAGTCGGCGTCCTTCGGGATCTGCCAGTAGACCGGCGGGATCCCCCAGTTCGCGAGGACCTCGGCCTGCCACTGGGCGGCCTGGCGGTTGACCGCGATGTCGTAGCGGGCCGACGCGAGGGGCGACAGGCCGCGGGTCGGGTCCTCCAGGTTGAGTCGGCGGAACGGGACGATATCGCGCGGCAGGTAGTTCTCGACGGGCTGGCCGGCCGGCTGGTAGTCATACGAGTCGATCCAGACCCGGCCCTTCTTCGGGTTGAGGTCGGGCGAGCGGAGCCACCACAGCTCCTGGGGCGTCCCGCCGAAGCGGCCGCGGACCTTCCGCCAATAGGTCTCGCCCCAGACCGACGTCGCCCCGATCGACCAGGCCTTCAGGTCCGACCCGTTCATGTTCACGGGGTTGACGTCGTCGAGCAGGCCCTGGAGGTCCAGGGCCGCGCCGTCGTTCGTCTCCTCGGCCGGCTGCCAGCCGGAGCCGTCGCGGAGCTCGACGAGGAGCGGGACGCTCTGGGCGAAGCCCGCCTTGAGGTTGACGCAGCGGTAGACCCAGGCCTCGTCGGCCGGCGCCCGGCCGAACTCGGCCAGGCTGCGCATGACCTCGGCGCCCTCGTTGCGCGCGATCCCGTTGAACGCGAACCACTCGGCGCTCATGTTCCGGAACCCGCCGCCGGCGACCTCGAGGTTGAAGGGCGAGGGCTGCGTCACTCGTCGTCCTCCTCGGGGGGCAGGGGGCGCCCACAGCGCCAGCAGAAGTCGTCGTCCTCGTCGACGTCG